AGCAGGCAGGGAGCAGCAACGGCTATCTGCGCCCCGCTGACGGTCTGGTGAAGAACGGTGAGGGTCCGGGCGTTAATCGCGGTGGAATCGAACGAGACGGCGTCTGCTACCGGGTTATGGGCACCAAGCTTTGCTCTATCGCTGCTGACGGCGCGGTTACGGTCTTGGGTGACGTAGGTGGTACTGATGATAATCTGGTCACGATGACCTACTCGTTTGACCTTTTAGCAATCGCCAGCGGTCAAAAGCTTTTTTATTGGAACGGCACCACAGTTGATCAGGTAACCGATCCAGATCTGGGTCCGGTTCTTGATGTCGTTTGGGTTGACGGCTACTTCATGACCACTGACGGTGAGTTCTTGGTAGTAACTGAGCTTCTGGACCCGTTCGCTGTCAATCCTCTGAAGTACGGGTCATCTGAAATTGATCCTGACCCCGTGGTGGCTTTGGTTAAGCTCAGAAACGAAATATACGCGCTCAACCGGCACACCATTGAGGTGTTTGATAACGTGGGCGGCAATCTGTTCCCATTCCAAAGGGTTGAGGGCGCTCAAATTCAGAAGGGTGTTATAGGCACTCAGGCGTGTTGTGTTTTTGTTGAGACAATTGCGTTTTTGGGCAGCGGGAGGAACGAAAGCCCGGGCATCTTCATGGGCGCTAACGCTCAGGCCAACAAAATATCCACCAAAGAAATTGACGAGGTCTTGACCGACTACACCGAGGTCCAGTTAGCCACGGTAAAGCTTGAGGCCCGAAACGACCGAAACCATCAGCACTTATACGTTCATCTTCCCGATCAGACCATTGTGTTCGACCTGACGGCTACGCAGGCGACAAATATTCCTGTCTGGTTTGTACTGTCCAGCTCAACGGTTGGATTGGCTCGATACAAGGCCCGGGACATTGTTTGGTGTTACAACAAGTGGCTCATTGGCGACCCAACATCATCTACGATAGGTTATTTTGAGAACACTATCGGATCGCACTACAACGAAAGGGTTAGCTGGGAGTTCAGCACGAACATTGTTTACAACGAGGGTCGGGGCGCGATATTCCACGAGCTAGAGTTGGTTGCGTTGACCGGGCGGGTTGCGTTTGGGACTAATCCTGTGATCACGACAAGCTACTCTGTTGACGGTGAGAATTGGTCACAATCGAGATCAATTAAGGTTGGCACTCAGGGCAACCGAAACAAGCGTCTGGTTTGGTTTCAACAGGGGTCAATGATTAACTGGCGAATACAACGCTTCAGGGGCGAGTCTGACGCTCACATATCATTTGCACGACTAGAGGCTCAGGTAGAGCCGTTGGCCTACTAAGATGGCAAGAAAGTCAAGGCTAGGACTAACCCGGGACCAGTTAGCGGTTTTCCTAAAAGATCATGAGCAGATCATCCAGTTTGAGAAGCTGTTTGAAACTGTGGACGCTGGCAGTAGCGATAACACAATTGTTGACGTTGAGATCATCGCTCAGTTGGCCTCTAACACCGCGAATCAGGCGGTAGACACTAATCACCTTAAGACCGACTACATCGACTTCAATCCTTCCGCGCCACACGCGGACAAAGATGCTCGCGTGGTTTGGAACGCGTCTGATGACACGCTAAACCTCCATCATTCTGGTGGTGTAGTCCAGCAGGTAGGCCAAGAGACCTATATCTACGGACGCAACAACACCGGATCAACGATTACCAACGGATCAGCTATCGGGTTTGCCGGGGTCAACGGGCAGAACAGGATTGAGTTTCTGGACTACATTGCTGACGGGACGTACCGGTCTGAATACTTTTTAGGCGTAGCCACTCAAAACATTTTAAATGGTGAGGTTGGATTCGTAACGACCTTTGGCAATGTTCGAGGCATTGACACCACCGGCAGCGCGGTTAGCGAGTCTTGGGCATTGGGTGACGAATTATACGCAAGCCCAACCACGGCTGGAGCCTTTACGAAGGTTAAGCCAACGGCCTCGAATATATCGATCCCAGTTGCGATTGTGGTCGTTGTCAGCGCGACTGAGGGCGAGATATTTGTACGCCCGATTATCGAACAGCAGAAGTATTACGGTCAGTTTGCCCGGACCACTGATCAGGTTGCTGGGTCAATCAATACTGCGGTTGCAGTTGTATTCGACACGACAGAGGTTGCTAACGGAATAGCTTTGGGGACGCCAGCATCCAGACTGGTCGCGGCTAGTTCAGGGCTTTACAGTTTCGCGGTAAACTTTCAGGTGTTATCAAACAGCGCAAGTTCAAAGAATGGTTGGTTTTGGTTCCGCAAGAATGGTGTTGACATAGCTGACTCATCAAACAGACTTACTCTATCGGCTAACAGCGAATACAGCATTTTGCATAAAACAGATTTTATTTCTTTAAACGCTAGTGACTACGTTGAGATTATGTTTGCCGTTGACGATACGAATTTATGGTTAGACGCTAGTGCGGCAACTGCATTTGCTCCAGCAGCCCCTGCGGTCTTGGTCGCCGTCACTCAGGTACAACAGTAGGTTTATTATGGCTATTACAGTAACGAACATTATTTCAAGAAGGCTGGCAGAGACGGCGGCGACCATTCAGTACAATGCGACCGGCGTGACTACGATAATTGACAAGTTCACGGTTACGAACGTGGGCGCAAGCAATACCTTTATCACTGTCTACCTGCCCAACTCTAACTCTGCCGGTAATCCTTTGGCGTCCAATACGGTTCTTAACGCTAGGACAATTGCGCCTCGGGAGACCTACTCCTGCCCAGAGCTGATTGGTCAGGTGATACCCGATGGCGGCACTATTGTGACGCAGGCTGGAACCGCTAACTCTTTGGTCTTGAGCGCGACCGGCAGCGAGATAGCATAAGAATTGAATTAACGCAAATATGTGAGACAATGGGGTGAAAAGGATTGCTTGATGGAAGATGTTGACTGGTTAAGGCGTAATTTCGTTGAAGTGTTCTGCCTACCAGAAGAGGCCACGCAGTGGCTAATCGACCTGTACCGATCCATACAATTTTTTGATGACGTTGCCGATGGCGACCCGGTAGACAGAAAGGATTTAGACCACGTTCTATGGCACATGATGGTTGGGCAATACTCCAACGCATTCTTTGCACAGAAGAGCGCGGCTCTGGTTCCTTTGCTGTCAAATGCGATACTAAAGTGGCAGGCGTCTGACCACGTTGAGCGTGAGGGCGATGTAGATGCCAGATCGTTTATGTGGCGCGCTGGGTACTACGACATTATTTTAACGGTTGTACAGCTCTGTCACGGGGCTGAGGTTGCTAAAGACAGCGCCCACATGGTGATGAGAATGTACGGCGAAAAATACGAAGATTATTTAGAGGAGTTTTCATAATGCCACATCCAGCGGTTGCTATTGTAGGCGGGGGGCTTGCTAGTTCAGCTATACAGTCAAGAGCAGCGAGAAAGGCTGGTCGGGCGCAAGAGCGTGCTGCTGAGATGGGTGTTGCGGAGCAGAGGGCTGCACGATTAGCCACTGAAAGGTTGATGGCTCCGTATGTTCAGGCTGGCACTGGGTCTTTAGAGGCGCAGCAGGCGATTCTTGGGTTGTTAGGGCCAGAGGCACAGCAGCAAGCCTACGCAGGGATTGAGCAGGGTCCAATGTTCCAGTCTCTGGTTGAGCAGGGTGAGGCTGGTATTCTTGCCAACGCATCCGCAACTGGTGGTTTGCGAGGCGGAAATATCCAAGCCGCTCTGGGTCAATTTAGACCCCAGATGCTACAGAGCATGATTCAGAATCAATATCAAAACCTCGCCGGGTTAACTTCACTCGGTCAGGCATCTGCCGCCGGTCAGGCTGGATTTGGTCAGCAGACCGCTTCAAGCATCGCTAACTTGTACGGTCAGCAGGGTCAGGCTAGGGCTGGTGCTGCGCTGGGTCAGGGTGCGGCTTTAAACCAGTTAGCTTTAATGCCGGGTCAAATTCTACAATCGGCCAGAGGCGCGGATCAGTCGGTGAAAGAATATTTAGGATTTTAAAAAAGGTAATCGACAATGGCACAACCATACGACTATACGCTAAACGTACCAAATCCAATGCAGGCTTTTAATCAAGCTTTTAGGGTTGGAGCTGATCAAAGAATTGTATTAGAACAAGCTGCGGCTAGAGAACAAGCGGCAAAAATGCAAGAAGAAGGCAACCGGCTGGCAATGGAGTATTTTGAGACGCCTGCCGACCAAAGGTCCTACGATCAAATTTTACAGATTAGTATGTATAACAAGCCATTCGCAGATATGGCACAAAAATCATTTGATATGCTTTCTGAACAACAGCAGCAGAGTGCTTTTACAGACGCCACGCAGATTCATTCTGCACTACGAAATGTGTTGGCAGGTGAAACTGACTTTGAAATTCTTGATCAAATTTTGGATAGAAGGATTCAGGCCACAAAAGGCAATCCCGGATTAAACAAAATGTGGTCAGACGCAAGAGAGATTGCTCGAACGAATCCTGAGGGAGCCGAGCTGATGGTAGCCACAAGGATCGCTGCGCTACCCGGCGGTAAAGACTACTTCGCCACGATGAAGACTAGAGGCGAAGAGGCTAGGGCGGCGCAATTACAGCCCGGAAAAATTAAAGAGCTTGCAGACAAGGTTAGATTTCAGGAGTTTGAAGGCTTTAAAGGTCTTGCAGAGGCTGGCGTTGACATTATGGCAATGGTCGCTGATGACTCAGAGATACGCGGACCGTTGCAGCAGATCGCAAAGCGGCAGGGTCAGTTAAACTTAGCAGAGCGCGCTGGCAATGCCCGGGCCGCTGAGAAGCTAGAGCTAGAAATTGCAAACCTGAAAGACGCGGCGCAGGAGAAGGCTCAGACCAAGGTCAACGATGTCAGCAACGCAATGTCTGGCTCAGAAGATTTGATAGGGTTTATTGACAAAATTATAAAGGCTGGTGGCGATCCTAAAGATACAGGATCTGCGCTTCACGAAACGACTGGATCTTACGCTGGGGCATTGCCAACCGTTCAGCAAGCAAATGTTAACTTTGAGGCCATGATCAATACCTTGAAATCCAAGATTTACTTGGACAAGGTTGCGTTGATGCGCGGCACTGGCCCATTGTCCGACCGAGAGGGTGCCAAATTAGAAACTGCGATGCGTAGTTTAGAGTTAAGGCAAAGCCCCCAAAGGTTTTATGATAATTTGCTTGAGATTCAGAGGTTAGCCGTTGATAACCAAGCCTTAATTAAAGACAAGTATGGTGATATGTCGCAGATACAATCTGTAGCCGCTGGCGCTCCCAGAACGCCTTTGATGTCTGGCGAAGAAGTTTTTGATCAAAGGTCAACGATGTCAGCAGACGGAACTGTAACAACTGATACGGTTATAGAGGTGGACTTTTAATGCCATATTCTATCGTTACGAAAGACGGTATAAAGATAAACAACATACCGGATGACATACCTCAAGATTCTGAAATTTTAAAACAAAGAGTTCAGGATATTCGGGCGCAGTCCGGAATGGTAGCTGGTGACGTTGGTCCTGCCGCAACTCCGCTGATGAGGGGCGATGAAGTTTTTCCGCCTGAGCCTTCTGGCGTTACAGGTGGCACCTTAGAAGAGCAGATGATGGCTGCTGAATCCGAGATTCCTATGCTTGACGCATACGGGCGTCCGATCATGCCACCGCCTCCTGAGCCACAAGTTGACCCCGCGCTTCAAGACAAGCTAATTGGTGCGGCAGAGGTCTTAATGACCTTGGCTTCAGGCGCTACCGTTGGCGCTGGCGGTATGGTTCGGGGAACCTTAGAGGGTCTTGCTGAACAAATACTTTCCGGTGAGTTTGGTACGCCACAGGCCGCTCAAATGATTCAGGAAAAGGCTATGGGCCGCGCTGGTGAAGCGACTTACATGCCAAGAACTCAAGTCGGTCAGGAATACGTTCAGGAGACCGCAGACGTTTTAGGTCAGTTGCCTGCAATGGCTCCACTCGCGGCTGAGGCCGGTGCGATTCGTGCTGGATTGGCGGGTGCGGCTCAAGCTGCTAGGGCTGGTGGGCGACCCGCTGTTCAAAGAATGGGTGGTCAACTGATTCAAGAAACTGGTCGAGAGGCTATGGACGTAATGGTCCCGCAACCCGTTCGACAAGCAGTACAGCAGGGCGTTATTCAGCCAGTAGCCGCCGCTGCGACAAGAACAATGGAGCCAGTTAGAAGAGCTGGCGAAGCTGTAGCCGCTAACATTGAGGCGATGCAGCAGCGCAGAACGCAACAGACTAGAGACACGCTGAAGAGTCAGCCTGACAGCTCAGAGGTTGTTGAGTTCCGACTTGTTAACGACCGAGTGCAGTCAGACCCTCAAGCAACTGAAGCAATCAAGCAGGGATTTGATCCAGCGGTTTTGGGGTCAATAAAGGCGTCTAGTAATCTTGACAAGCGTCAGATGCAAAAGATGCTTAACATTTTAAAGCTGGGCAAGAAGCGCGCCGCCTTCGCTGCTAAGAATAGGCCGTCAGGGGTTCTTGGCGACTCAATGATGTCGCGTGTCAATTTCCTGATCAATGTACGAAAAGAAAGCGGTAAACAGGTCGATAGGATTGCCCAGACTCAGCTTAGAGGACAGCCCGTTAATTTTGATCAACCAATGTCACAGTTCATTAGTGACTTGGCTGATATAGGTGTTTCTGTAGAGCGCGGTCCTAATGGCAAGTTTAAAGTTAACTTGAAAGGCTCAGACATTGAAGGCGACCGGGCAGGATCAACCCTGTTAAACCGAGTCCTTGAAAGATTAGGTGACACTGATGTGCCTGATGCCTATGGTGTGCATACAGCTAAAAGGTACATTGATACGCAGGTTGATTACGGTAAAAGACGGGCCAATCCGTTAACGCAGCAGGCCGAGAGGGTTGTTAAAAAATTGCGTCGAAACCTAAACACAGCGTTAGGTGATACGTTCCCTCAGTACCGAGAGGCAAACACTCGGTTCAGTGAATCATTGCAGGCGCTAGACGATATTCAGGAAGCTGTTGGCAAGAAGGTAAACTTTGAAAGCGACCGGGCAGGCGAAGCATTTGGCACTGCGCTAAGAAAGGTTTTAAGTAACTACGGGTCAAGAAATACAATAATAGACTCGATAGACAGGGTTGAAACGATTGCTAAAAAATACGGCTTACAAATCAAAGATGACTTGATTAACCAGATTATTTTTGTTAACGAAATTGATCGAATGTTCGGCGCAGTAGCCCCGGGATCATTCAAGGGTCAAATCGAGCAGGCATTGCAAAAGGGTTCTGATTTTGCGCGCAGTAGCGCCGCTGAGAAGGCCGTAATGCTTGTTGGCAAGTTAGGCGAGGCCGTTAGAGGCATAAACGAAGAAAACGCCATCAGGGCCATCGAGGAGATCCTCAGAAGGCAGGAGCAAGAGCCAACCGGAAGTGAAGTAGCCGAATAATAAAACAATCGATTGAGCAGATAAAAAATCGTAAACTTGGATTAGAGACGCTCTGAAGGAGCCAAAGAATGACCGCAATTAGCATAACACCCGGATACCCCACGTTTGCGGACACTGACGGGTCGCCGCTTAATGATGGCTACGTTTACATTGGGCTAGAGTACCAAGACCCGATCACGGCCCCTACCACCGCGTTTTGGGACAAGGACTTTCGGATTCCTGCTGACCAACCCCTGAGAACGTCAGGCGGCTATGTGGTCCGTGACGGCTCACCAGCGGCGGTTTACACCGGGGCTGCTTACTCCATTCTGGTACAGAACAAGAACCTTGTAACGGTCTACAACGCGCCTAGCGCGGTGATTACGAACGTCACCAACAATGTTGAGGAAATTACGCAGTATCAGGGCGCTCACGCCACCGATCCTATCGCTAGGAATGACGGCACACCGCTACAGACTGGTGATTTGTACTTCAACACTGTAGTCAACGAATTAAAGGTTTGGACCGGCACCGTTTGGGTTCCTGCCGTACCGGGCACAGTCTCGGTTGAAAACTTCACCGGCACCGGCGCACAGACGGCGTTTAACCTTGCCACGGCCCCGGTCGCTGAAAACAACACGCAGATATACATCGACGGCGTTTACCAGCAGAAGGACACCTACACGCTCTCAGGGGCCACGATTAACTTTAGCGCGGCACCGCCTAACCTCAGCACGATTGAGGTGGTCACGTTTTCAATTTCATCCTTGGGCACCACTGACGCTTCGAATGTTAGCTACAATCAGGGCGGGACCGGAGCGGTTAATCGAAGCGTTCAGGACAAGCTACAAGAATCAGTATCGGTCAAAGACTTCGGTGCTGTCGGTGATGGTGTGACGGATGACACTGCGGCTATTCAGGCGGCTATTGATTACGCAAAAACTCAAATCAATGCGGATAATAGATATCCTCTTGTCACTGCAACGGTATTTTTCCCCGCCGGTCAATACAAGATTGCATCGGGAAGCTCTTTAACTATTAGCAGAGGGGTATCGCTGTTTGGCAATTCCTCTAGTGTTGTAAAAATTATTCATGGTGGCGGATCAGTGCCATGTATCACAACGGATACAGGCGTAACGTCAAACACTAATATACAAATCAAAGAGATAGAGATTTATGGTGCTGGAGCAGGTACTACATACGGAATCTATCTCAATGATGCAATTTACAATGTAAAACTTGAAGGCGTTATTGTTACGAATTGCAATGTGAACTTTAAGGCGCTAGATAGCTGGACTGTCTACATTGAACATTGTCATTTTGATTCATCTATCGCCAACAATATAGAGTATGAAAACCCTACAGCCGTATATATCTCAAATACTCGAATAGACAATGGCGGGGAAAATAATCTTTATATAACTAAAAGCCCGACTTGGCCAACAGTTCATACTGTACTAGAAGGCAATCATATTCAGCGCGCACAACAAAATGGAATTAAGGCTATTGATGTTGATTCAGTCAATATCACTAACGGATATTTCGAAGGCAATAATCAGGCCAATGCATACCATGCGGATATTTACTGGGCGCATGGAGCGGCCACTAGAGGCATAAACCTTAACGTAAGCAATACATACGCCAGCGCATCGACTGGCGGCGACACTACAAAATTTATCTACGCGGACACATATGGCGATGTGAGTGTAAATAACACAAGAACTTATAATCAAGGAGGCCCGGCGAAATACAAAGAAGGCATTAACCTTCAAGCAAATGTTAGGGCGTGTTATCTCAATGCAAGCAGGATTGAGGCAGATACTAGGATTGTAAGAGTAAATACTGATACCGGATTATTTGATCCGGAGGAAGGCTTTACAGCATATCGCGGCACAATAACCGCACCATCACTGAATGGCTTTACAAACTTTTTTCCAACTTACAATGCTCCGGCTAATCGAAGACTTGCATTAGCCTTGCAAGCAGGCGGCACGGATAAATGGTTTGTTGGCAGAGGCGATAGTGATGACGCTAATGCGAATCAGTTTTTCATTGCACAAAATAGCGCAGGAAACCCAGCATCTCTTTTGATTGATGACAGTGATAACAGCGTCAAATTACTTGGAGCATGGAATAGCGGCGCTTTGAGGCTTGGAAATTATTATCTGTGGGTAGATGGATCTGGAAATTTAAGAATTAACAATGGCGCGCCCGCAAACAGTACAGACGGCACAGTAGTTGGCACCCAAACTTAAGGAACAAAAATGACCATTAAACAATTAGGCGGTGTGTTCGGCCGCAACCCAACATTTAACGATGTAAATATTTGAGGCAAATAAAATGTTAAAGACAGTTTCTTCAGTTGCAAATGCGTTAGGCGCGTTGAATTACAAGGGCACTTGGGACGCATCCACGAACACCCCGACACTCGCCTCTGGTGTAGGCACACAGGGCGATTACTACGTTGTGTCGGTTGATGGGACCACTGACTTAGATGGCATTACCAACTGGGGCGTAGGCGATTGGGCAGCATTTAACGGGTCCGTATGGCAGCGCGTTGAGGGTGGTGCGGATGGTAACTTTGTCAATTTAGATGTCACTGGCACAGCAACTATTGACGGTAATTTGTTTGTACAGAATGGTGACTTTACCATGACTGATACCTTGCCTCGATTAAAAATGATTGATTCTGACGGAACTAATCAAGAGCTTTATTTTGAAGAATCAGGCGGCATTGGCTCCATGACTGTTAGGAATGGATCGAATAACGGTACGCTAAGATTGCGCGCAAATAATGGCTCTACCACGACTAATACTTTAGAAATTGATACTAGCGGTAATGTTAAAGTTTTAGCTGGCAACCTAGTAATAGGCACCTCTGGCAAAGGCATCGACTTCTCTGCTACCGCTGGCACTGGCACCTCTGAGCTGCTCGATGATTACGAGGAGGGTACTTGGACACCGGCTTTTGCATTTGATATTGGCGGGACTGGTATTGTTTATGGTACTCAATCAGGAAAATATACAAAAATTGGCAATACAGTTTGTGTAGATTTTGAATTAAATGTTGCTAGTGGCATTAGCGTAGCTGATTATTTCGTGCGCTTATCAGGTATTCCATTCAATTGTGCAAATGATGGTCTTAATATTGGTCGTGTGTGGATTCAAAATCCCAACAGTGCGAGTTTTAATCTTTCCGTTCAAGGCGGGTCAGATTCATTAATATGTTTTACAGATAATGCCGCATCCGGTGCTGGATCTTACGCAAGGGGCGATGATGTTGTTGGTGTAACTATATCCGGTTCCTTTACATATAGAACATCGTAAGTATTTAACTGGTATGGCGTAAACCGCTAAGGAATTACATTATGTCCCTAACAAAAACTCACAACCGAATGATCAAAGGGTCTGTGTCTAATGTGTTAGATTTTGGAGCTGTAGGAGATGGCATAGCTGATGATACTACGGCCATTCAATCTGCTATTAATTCATCCACTACATTAGAGCTTCCTGCTGGCACTTATAAAATCACGGCTACTTTGACTATCCCTGATAATACAACTGTCTATCTTAGATCTGGCGCTACCATTTCTTCTACCGTAGGCACAGCCATACGCATGACTTGCTCTTATTCAACACTAAAAGGCGAAGGATGGGATAGCGTTATCAAAACGGCTTCTGCGTCTACGCAAGGTGTCGTATTGCTAGGTCATGGCGATAATACCACCGTAGACTCAATAGAATATAACACCATTAAAGACTTAAAGATTCTTGGTAATGATAGTTTTGGTGCTGTAGGTGCGTTTGAACAACAATACACTGTTGGCTTGATGATTTTCAGTAACGCTTGCTGGACAACGAGCAGCATAAATTATTATAACAACATTAAGAATATCTTTATTCAAGATGTTAAAGAGGGTCTGACGTTAGCGGGAACAATAAACGCTAACTTTATTTCTGACATTTTGTATTGGAAATGTGGCCAGTCTGGTCTTTATATTTTTTCTCCGCATATATCTGAAAATTATGGCGCTCGTTATGGTTACAATTGGACAAGCGCGGGAGGCATGGTTGTAGATAACACTGCCGCAGAAAATCTTTTAGTTAATCACTTTGTGGACACACTTGGTTTGGCGTATGACAACACGCCAGGATATGCCTCTCGTACATTCTTTGATGGTAGATCTTACCCTGCTAACGCAACAACACTTCGGATTGAAGGCTATACCGCATACAACCAGATCACTAACTTTTTAACGGAACCTGCTCCCGGAATATCGACAGTCATCACTGGGTACGAGATAAGTGCCAACACTACTAATACGCAAATCCAAGGGGCCTTTAATGTCATAACCATTGGAACCAATAACGCGACATCAGGTTGTAGTATCTTTAACGGAGCAGGAGCTTCTCAAGCATCTTCAAACATTCGACAAGCTAATCTTTATAACTTACAGATAATGGCTCAAGGTACTGTATCTGCTCCAGTTGTTTATGATCGTAATCAAACAGGCACCGGAATATATTTCCCAGCAAACGGGGAAATCGGCTTAACTTCTTCTGGCACAAAAAGATTGGAAATAAACGCTACTGGTATTGAGATTGATGGAGATACAAGAACCAAGACAGTTTATCCAATTGTAGACACTCCTTACAGTCTTGGTACAGCAAGTTTTAGATGGTCAGAAGTTTTTGCTGTAGCACCAACAATAAACACCTCTGATCAAAATGAAAAACAACAAATTAGAAGTCTAACTAGCAACGAGCAAGCTGTGGCAGTTAGGCTAAAAGGTTTGATTAAAGCCTTCAAGTTTAACTCTGCTGTAGAATCTAAAGGCGATGCCGCTAGAATTCATGTCGGCGTTATTGCTCAAGAAGTAAAGTCTGCATTCGAGGCTGAAGGATTAGACGCTCATCATTACGGTGTGTTCTGTTCAGATACTTGGACGGATAATGATGGTGTAGAGCAGACTAGGCTCGGTATAAGATACGAAGAATTATACGGATTTATTATCAGTACCCTATAACGGGTGGACAGTCCAAACCAAGGAGATAAAATGGCACTTTCAGAAGTAACATTAAACGACAAGATCGAAGTAATACAACTGGCTGCTGGGTATCCAGTAATCCAAGTTCGTACCGCAACGATCATCAAGCGTGATGACGTAGAGATCTCACGCAACTTTCACCGTCGAGTGGTAACACCGGGCGATGATTTTTTGAACGAAGAGCCAGATGTGTTGGCAATCGTACAAGCTGTATTTACGGCTGAGTCACAGGCTGCATACGCGGCGGCTCAACAAGGAGAAGAATAATGGCTAGTAGTTCACAAATCCCATTTGGTCCGTTAGGTGACACGATCACCTTCGCGGCGGCAACTCCTACGCCTCCTACGGCGCTACAGGCACCCGTTCACCCCACGACGAACACTAGCGCCGGTCAGTTCAGGATCATCAACGACAGCACCGTCACGGTGTTTCTGGGCGTTGGTTCAACCTCTGTTGATGCGATTGCTAATGCTGGCGCGGTAGCTACCTCGATTCCTTTGCTCCCGGGCACTGATGAAGTCTTGAGATTCAGTCCTGACGCCTTCTTCACTGGCAAATCAACCTCTGGTACTGCTACGGTTTACATCACGCCCGGTCAAGGGTTGTAATGACTGAGCAGGACGCTGCTGATCGGGCTGTCAAGAAGGTCTTTGCCATCTTAGGCGTGGACATTGACAAGCCCGAATCCATCGAGGAGTTCC